CTTTCCGTTCAGGTACATCGGCTAAAGGACCTTGGAAGGGCTATATGTGTGCTGCACCAAAGGGTGCAACAGACAAGTGCGAGACCATCTGGATCCGATAATCTATGCGCGAGCCAAGGTTCTATGAGAACCCTGCTTGCGCGACAGTAGGTGGAGATTTCTGGTTCCCTGAAAAACACGACGGAACTAGCAACTCAACTGAAATGCTTATGGCTATTTCCATATGCAAAGGTTGTCCTCACCGTACCGAATGTGCAGAATGGGGAGTTCAGAAAGAACGCTTTGGAATTTGGGGCGGGCTAACTGAAAGACAGAGACGGTTAATCCGTCAACAAAGAAACATTACGTTGAGAGGGGAAGACGTTGCTTGACTTATCGCGTGCTTGGAGTGGGGTGCTTACCAAAGCAACACCTCTTCCGGACGTGTGGCAGGCGCTGTCAGCAAAGCAGATTAAGTTCCGACGTGGACAAGTCTGTATGGTAGCTGCTGCACCTAACGCTGGTAAGTCTATGTTCGCTCTTATCTATGCGATGAAAGCAAACGTATCAACGCTTTTCTTCTCGGCAGATACAGACACCACAACTGTAATGATGAGAGCAGCATCTGCTGCATCTGGTCATTCACAGGTATCAGTAGAAGCAAACTTATCTAAGGATAAGCACTACTACGATAAACACTTTGGCAAACTAGATCATATTAAATGGGTCTTTGATTCGTCACCATCACTAGACGATATCGAGTTAGAGATCAGAGCATACGTGGAGTTATATGGCGAGGCTCCCGAACTAATAGTTATAGATAACTTAATGAACGTGGCAGCAGAGACTGACAATGAATGGGCTGGCTTACGTGCGATAATGATGGAACTCCACGATATGGCACGTAAGACCGAAGCCTGTGTACTTGTACTGCACCACGTATCTGAGCAGAGTGAGTATGGATCACCATCTAAACCACCTGCCAGACGTGCTATTCACGGTAAGGTGAGTCAGTTGCCGGCGTTAATCTTAACGCTTGGCTATGACCCATCGAACGGTGAACTAAAGGTGGCTGCTGTGAAGAACCGTTTTGGTCCACACTTTGCAGACGCTAGTGACTTCGTAACGCTGTTCGTAAACTACGCAGCCTGTCAGATATCTGATAAAAATGCGTGGGGTGTTATGCTAAGAAATGATGTAATAGCTGGATACGACGGCGGATATGTAGTCCAATAATAGATAAGGAAATAAAATGAGTGATGTTGAAAGAGAAGTAGCGATACTTAAAGTAGATCTGGCTAACTTCTTCAATGCGATGATTCAGTCCGGCATTGTAGAGATAGTCAAAGATGAAGAAGGACAGATGGTTTACAAAACCAACAAGGTTGTACTGGTAGATGAGTCAGTACAACAAGACTAAAGGTTCTCAGTTTGAGACAGATGTAATGAAGTGGCTTCGCAGAGCTGGAGTCATAGCAGAGCGTCTGACTAAAGCTGGGGCAAAGGATGAGGGCGACATCGTAACTGTTATCGCGGGAGAAACCTATATCCTTGAACTCAAGAACAGGGCAACCCTTTCCTTGCCTGAGTTCTGGAGAGAAGCACAAGTTGAGGCGCTTAACTATGCTAAGGCTAGAGGTATCGGGGAAGTACCACTGTCTTATGTAATAGTTAAGCGTCGCAACGCATCAATAGATCAAGCCTGGGTCATTCAAGACCTAGCACAATGGTTAAAGGAGAAGCAGTAATGCCAGTACCAGAAGGTAACATCACAACATCAGACATACTTGTACCAGTAGAACCAGTTGACGCATTTGCAGAGATTAACAATGCAGAACTTGCTGCATACGATGCAGCTATGGCAGATGCTTTAGAGAAGGCCAAGAATGATTTGCCAGAACTGTCATAAAGCAGGAGAAGAGAACACTCTTACTCACTACAAGCGTTCAGCTCAGTGGCACGACAAGTGTGATGACAAGGGGTGTGTATGCCAGCACAAGACTGGTCCAGGGTACGTAAAGCGGGAAGGTTCAAAGGTCCCGTTGATGCAAACACAATCCCCATAGGTGCAATTGTTTCGCACTTTGGTGGTGAAGTAAGAGAAGGTAAGAGCGCATCCGTTAGATGCTGCCTACATAGCGACAGTCGCAGGTCTGCCGTTATCAATACCTATGACAACCTGTACTTCTGCCATACCTGCGGTAAGGGTGGCAACGCAGCTAACTTAGTCTGCATACTAGAGAACTTGGAGTTTAGTGATGGCCTCAAACGTGCAGTCGAAATTGCTACTGGAAGCGGCGCAACAATACGCTCAGGCAATAAGTCAAGAAGCACTGGACGTGCTAAGCGCACGTGGGATCTCTGAAGAAACCGCAGGACTATTCCAGTTAGGAACTATTACTAACCCAATCAATGGTCACGAGATGTATGAAGGGTGGCTATCTATCCCATACATCACAGCTTCCGGTGGTTGTGTTGGCTTTAAGTTTAGACGATTAGATGATGGCAAGCCTAAGTATGGTAGTCCTACTGGACAGAAGGCACATCTGTATAACGTCTGCGACATCACTGTTGATTCACCACACATCGTTGTATGTGAAGGTGAACTAGATGCCATCGTTACTAGCGGGGAGTTAGGCATACCAGCAGTAGGTGTACCAGGAGTAGCAGCGTGGAAGCCACACTTTCCAAAGCTCTTTGCGGGATACGAAACTATCTATGTCGTAGGTGACAATGATGTTAAAGAGGATGGGTCTAACCCAGGTGCTGAGTTTGCTAAGCGTGTGGCTAACGAGGTAATGAACTCACAAATTGTTACACTACCGCCAGGTATGGACATCAATGATTACTACTTGGCTAATGGAATTGATGCGACAAGAAAGTTACTGATAGGGGAGTCGAATGTATGACGATGACAAGAAGCGAGTGGGACACGATGCTACAGACTTTGCAGCATATGGGCTTCCAGATCCTTTCCGTGGATACGCAAAGCGAAACAATAACAATAAGACCGATACCGACTCGATAGACTTTGACCACGTGAAGTTTGTTACTGATGTATGGGAAGTCTTAGATGGTGCAGGTAACCTGCTCATCAAGAAGCACAAGGACTACGGCCCAACTAACATTAGTCTCTCACCTGGTGGACCGCTCAATGGTTTGCGTGTGCGTATGCACGACAAGACTGCACGCATCAACCACTTGATTGATAGCGGTGCAACACCAGAGAACGAATCAATACGAGATAGCTTCATTGATCTACTAAACTATAGTGCTATCGCACTGATGGTACTAGATGGTAAGTGGCCAAGTGAGTGAGGGATTCTACAAAACTGACACCTTCAAAACCTCCAACGATGATACGTGGACTACACCACGAGCTTTCTTCGATAGATACAACGACACGTTTCGTTTTTCTTTGGACGCAGCAGCATTGCAATCATCCACTCTTGTTCCCGACAACTGGTATGGCCCCGACCATCCTGAGCCAGCGCGTCAGGACGCATTTCATAATGACTGGGCTAGCGATAGTAACGGTGAAGCCGTGTGGCTTAACCCACCATACGGAAGGACAATCAAAGATTGGGTTGCTAAAGCAGAAGCTGAAAGCAAGAAGGGTTGCACCGTGGTACTACTGGTTCCCTCCCGAACTGACACTTCCTGGTGGCACGAGCATTGCATTGCGTATGAAATCGAATTCATTAGAGGTCGTCTCAAGTTTGGGAACCAGCCTAATTCCGCTCCGTTCCCATCGGCAGTTGTGGTGATGCGATGACTGAACTACACCCAGTAATCTATGACTTAGTGCCTAGCGTTGCTAACACCATCCATCGTAGGTATAACAAGCACGTTGAGAAGGATGACATCAAGCAAGAGTTGATGGCGTGGGCTATGACTAGAGTAGAAGATCACATCATTGATCTAATGGAACCTATCGAAGAGCGACGCAAGCACAACGAACAACGCATTGCTTGGCAGATGAAGCGTGCAGGAGAACGCTATGCACGCAAAGAGAAGGCAGCTAAGTCTGGCTATCAGACTAATGATGAAGCCTACTACGAGTCAGCTACACTTGGTCAGTTGCTACCCTTTGTTATTGCATCAGTCATAGATGGCACAGTATTAGAGCAAGCACAAGAGATGATTAGAGATGGGCAACCTAAAGGTTCATCATCTCCGGCAGAAGGTGGCAACCTACTTGCTAACCTCATTGACATCAAGAAAGGCTTTCTTAAACTAGACCAAGAGGACCAAGCCCTCTTGCGTATGCGCCATCACGAGAGCTTTACCCTGCAACAGATAGCACAGGTACTAGAGTGTGCCATCTCTACCGCAGATCGTAGGTGCGCTCAGGCATTGCGTAGGTTGCAGGATAATCTTGGCGGGGTTAGTCCCTGGCAATGAACGAAGAGTTATTATTTACCTTCTTGCGTGAGAGTTTGTACCCAGATTTAGTAAAGTCTGAGGGCATCTTTGATGCCTATGACTGTATCTCTAAGCAAGCAGGTCACTACATAGAGTTAAAGTGCAGGGCAGTACACTACAACACGTTGCTGATTGAAGAGATGAAGTATCGCAAGCTCATCACACAAGCAGCAGAGCGTGACCTCGTTCCCTTCTACATTAACTCTACCCCTGCCGGTATCTTCTCCTTCGACCTATTGGATTTACCAGAACCAGTATGGTTTAATCACCAGATGCCAGCGACTACTGAGTTTGACAGGGTTGAGAAGGTTGAGAAGTTAGTAGGTTATCTACCCATAGAGGAAGCGGTGCAGCTCTAATGCAGTACGACTATCGTTGCCCTGATTGCAACAGTGAATTAACTATTGAACGTAGTATCCACGAGGAACCACGTGAGCCATCTTGCTTTGACTGCCACATACCAATGATACGTAAGTGGGACTCTCCCGCTATCACCTTCAAGGGTAAAGGGTTTTACTCTACTGGTGGATAGTGTATGCTTTAGATCTTGGCAAGCGCCCGCTTGTTGAGTGCTAGCAAAAACCCCACCGGTTCTGCCGATGGGGTTTTTGTTTGCCGGTGGAAAGGGTTAAGAAACACCAGCAAGATTATTTTAGCAGATTATTTTAAGAACAGCACCCAATGAGTACCCATACGTTTACCTGATGGGTGTCCAAGTACTGGCTTGTATTGGGCAGGGGTAAGAGCCAGTATTTCTTTTAATGGAATAGATACTTCGTTCCACTTAAAGATTAGCGTGCCGTTAGTTTTTAATACTCTAAAGCATTCAGCAAAACCTTTAGTTAAATCATCTCGCCAGTTTTCACTGTCTAATACTCCATACTTCTTACGCATCCAAGACTTCTCTGAAAGTCTTAGCATATGTGGTGGGTCAAACACTACCATCTCAAAGGTTTCATCTGGATAAGGTATTGCCCTGAAGTCCATAACTTCATCTGGTTTAATTTTGATTGTCTGACCATTAGTAAGCAGGTGTGTCTCATCCTCACGGATATCACCAAACACCACTCGCTCATCTGTCTTGTTAAAGTAAAAGGATCTCATTGATGAAGCAGGATCTAATACAGGTTTCATAGTTTAGTACCAGCCTCGTCTGTCACTATGGCCGAGAGCGCGACACGCACTCCCTCCGTAGCGATGACTAAGGTATCGTAGGCCGTGAAGGATTTGTAGTTCAGGCTCTCCACTACGCTCTCTAAGGAGCTGAGCAATTCCAAAAGCCGAGCTTCTTGGTTTGCCCGAAGCGTCTCTTGGGCGAGCAAGGTGGTCGAACCTGGACTCACGGGTCCAAAGGGTGACAAGGCAGTTGATCTGGTTGTCGTTGTAACCGAGTGCTTTTGCGAAACTAATTGCAAGTGCCTTGTTCTCACGCTTCTCCTCCATTGTAGCTTTGGTTCGCTCTTTCATTACTGGTATGTGCAAGGTCGTCTGCACCTGTGGCTCGTGTGTGAATGCCCACAGAAATAGCAGTACTACCATCAATGCTAATCCAATTTTTGCCTTGCTTCTCATCTTCTATCTTCTCCATTTCGAGCAGTTGCTTATAGGTATCAGGGTATAGATGAGCAAGGCGCACAAGGGCGCGATCTCTTGCTCTCCTGTAATTGCGATCTCTTATCGCTTTGCGTGTAGCTGTCTGCGTTCGTCTCGTTATCTCATCCATTCAGTTTGTCCTCCCACACTATCAAGGCGTATGCTACCAGCATCACCACGAGTAGACCTAATACATACATCATACTTTCACCCTCTCATACCTCGTCATAACAGATATCGCATAGCCACCAAGCGTGGACTTCTATAAGCTCAGACTCTGGTGTCTCAGCTTCACATCTACTGCACTTAACAGTCTCCTCCGTCATAGTCCTACCTCCCTTGCCTGTTGGATAATCCTAGTTATGTCTATCGTTTGTCCTACTAAATGAGCGTCTTCCTCATCACTATCCCACGCACTCACCAACAGGCGTGAGCCTACCGGTGCAAGGAATAGCCATTGCATAGCCTGTGCTGCATCAGCTCCGCCCCACGTGTTCTCTCCGTTAGGCTCAACCACTTCATAGAACAGGATCAGGTCAGACTTTGGTGGGTGTAGTGTGTAGATGTTACTCATCTTCATCCTCCTCAAACCCAAACAGTTGGGACAGGGCAGAGTTAGCTCTGCGTAGGTTAGCGATAGCTCTTGCTATCTCTTCCTCTTTCAGATCCTTCTCAGCCTGGTTGATACACAAATCAAACTTAGCTTCTAAGTATTCCCTATTCATTACGCTACCTCCTCTTTGCAGTTTTCACACCAATAAAATGTCACT